CAGTAAACAAACTGCCACAAGATCCCTTGATTTTGACCCTAATCTATGCTATATTAATAATATGAATAATTCAATTACTACTAAATCTCTCTTCTCTCAGTCCTTAGATTTGACTGATGACTATCTAAATTTCGAGTATGAGAAATCATTCTCTTCAAATATGTTCGATAAGTACACTCGTACTAACGATCTAGATCCTAATCTAGCAATCTACCATTACGGTAATGATCGTTTTGTAGTTCAGTCTATGAACTACACTTATAACGGTTGTTTATCTGGTGAGAGTGTGCATTTAGGCACTTTCTATGATGTCTTTGAAGCACAAGATTGTGCCGAAGATTATCTAAAAGATCTATTAATCTCACAAGGAGTTTAATAGATATGCAACTTATTTCATCCAATAACTTTCTAACTATCGATTACTATCCTGCTAAGTCATGGTTAGATAACAAGATTATTAACGATCTTAATTTAAAAGTAGTTACTGCAAATGGCAGAACTCAATATAAAGTATTAGTGAACAATAAGGCAATGAATGATGATATTTTGTCTAAGAAAGATGATGGTTATAGTATAACAATTAATACTAAAAGACCAGCACAATTTGTATCACAATCGGAGGTTAATTAATGAACAAAACTAACACATTGATCCAAAGGATTAAGGATGTAGATAACTTTCAAAACATGGCATCTTTCTGCTCTAATTGGGAAGAATTCACCATAGAATTAGCAGAGTGGGGTGTATACTCAGCAGCAAAGATTGATTTTGATGATGTTACATTAAACTTTAATCTTCTTGACCAATTTATCAACAACTGGGAGGGTAATTAACATGAAAAGTTATCTAATTGAATGTGCAGAGATTAACTATTTCACTATAGAAGTTGATGCACAAAATGAAGATGAAGCAAGAGAATTAGCACATGCTAATATAAACAATTACGAGGTAATTGATGAGTATGTATCAGAATGGGACATCAATTCTGTTAGAGAACTTGATAACGGAGGATGTGCAATATGAACACATTTAATATAACATTTGATGAACAATATGAGTTCATTAAGTTATACGATCTCTTAAGAGATATGGATTTTGAGTTAACACCTCGGCAACAAAGTGTTTTTGAAAAAGTATTAAACAGCGAGTTTATTTAATTATGTCAGTATTACATCACGAGAGCATATTAGAGTCATTATATGATGAAGTATGCGAAGAGTTTCCTACATTTAGTGAGGAACAATTAGAGACTATTACTAAACAACGATTTGAGGATATGCTCCAGTAAGCATTATAAACTGTTCATGCCTTAAATGTTATTTAAGGTGTGCCAGTGGATAAACTGTCCCATCAAGGGTATACATGCCCTCTAAATCATGTATAATTAAAGAGTAAAGCAAACACAGCACTTTTGAATCTATGAGAAAACTTGAAAAGCAAATGAACTTCGCTCTTTCTAACAAAGGCAACTGGGCAGGGTCTAACACCACTGTTCTTTATAACGAAAATACAAATTGCTCTTCTGTTTTATTACATGGTCATCAAATTGCAACCCTAGATCATAACACTAATGCACTTAAATTGTCATCATGTGGTTATGAAACAGTTACTACAAAATCTCGACTAAATGCTATTTTAGAAGAGAGAATGTACGGTTGCAAAGTATATCAAAAGAACTGGGAATGGTTCGTATCTAAGTATAATCAAACTGTCGATTTTATTGATGGTATGATAATACTTGATTCATACGAATTACAGACAGTTTGATATACATAGTCCCTCTAATCACCTCTAGGGGACTATAAACATACTAGGGGTATTTTTGTACCCTAAATTATTATCATGTCATTTCAATCTGTTCCCTTTGCTAACATTGACCTAGAAGCAATCTTTGAAGATTGTGTTAATGGAAATGATGTATTAGCACGACTAAATGAACTCGTAGGTGTGTAAATATGGGTCGTAAATCTTCTCTAACTGCCGAGAAATTGGCAAAAGATATTAACTTCTTTACAGGATATTGTGCTGATGTTAGTATCGAACTGTTCGACACTAATGAACAATCAGTCAACGAATTCATCTCTAAATATGAATACGAAGACTGTGAAATCATCAAAGTTAGTAACACCGACCAGGATGATTTATTCAGAATATATTCATCTGGGTCTAAACAAATACGCTCACTATGTAATACTATTAGTGAGGACTTTGATGTTATCTCTGTTGAGATATTAACCCTAGAGGAGAGTTAATTAGTGGGGGCATATTGCCCCTTCTTAATTATTATCATCCTCATACACATTCACTCTTCTAATTAACATTTTATGAACACTAATCCCGATACAGTTCTTGTTACAAACTATGATGAGATTGTAAGGTATTTTGAGAACTTTCCAGAGCAACTTCATGCTCCAGTTAGTAACAACGAGTCACGCCCGATTTCGCCCCTAGAAAATAATACTAACTACACAGATTATAAGAGGACTAAATGACACAAACCCCATCAACATTTACAGTTGAACTATCACATAATCAACTGTCATTTACTCACGCTATTTTACTACAATACCAGCAAGTCTGGAAGTCAGATAGTAATAAACTACCTGAACATGTAGAGGATTTGTTATCATCAACCTTACACCAGTTAGTATCATGCAGGAAGCAGACTTTAAAGTAGGACTAACAATTAAGTATGATAATATTATAGGTGATGTACAATTTGTTGGAGAGGATTACATCACCTTTTGTGTTAGTGAAAGAGAGTCAACTTGTGAGCATAGTTTACATCCAACCTGTAAAGTTGCTATGCTAGTTTATCCTCACCAGTATGAAGATTGTATCGCAGTTATTAACAACAATTCAAAGGAAGATTCCACACTAAGTGCGTATAAGTCTCAGAAGTATAGGTATTCAGATATACAATGAGATCTCAGCGATTACACCACTATGTAATACTAACTGTTTTCCACAGTTATTAACACATTTGTGGAAAACTACGCATTTCTTTTAAATACTTAAATAAACATATATGCGTGTTATGTATCACTAACTGTAAGTACACTAAATGACACTCTAAGGGGTGTTATTTACTTTGTATAAGTGTTATTAACTGTGAGTGTACTAAGTGTTAATTAAGGTCTTATAAATGCGTTGAGTTACTGTTAGTTAAGCGAGCGTAACATGAGAGTCAATAAATGTCAAGTAGGGGATACACAGTTTATAACACTCAGTCTCTTAAAGTATTATGACATTCTTATTACATAAGACCCTGACAGTTGTTGACATATTGTGAGGGCAATGTTATAATAACAATGTATCATAAACTCAGAGTAATTATGGATGACTTCGATGTTAGTTATGACAGTGATTATGGATCTGAAAGTATATCAGAGTCTTATGATTACGACCATGATGATGTAAACAATTCAGAGGACGATTGCATGACTTAGAGTATCATGAATTAAACACAGATTGCACTCACTAATTATCAATTAGTGGCAGTGTTTTATGTTCTTATGTTATATCGTGTTTAAAACGAAGGAACCTTTGTAAGCTATAAACGACCCAATTCGACCTTTCGATATCATTCTATAAAAAAAATTTCTGATATATAAAAACAAAGCGTCAGTCCACAATAATGTGAAAAAATCTGATAAATTCAAAATCCCCCTGAGGGTCGATAATGTAACCGATGAGTACATTATAGCAATTCCAGAGTCATTTGTCAACGAGTTAAACTGGTACGAAGAAACTGAGGTTAATGTTATACTCGATGGTGATGGCATTTTTATAGAGGAGGCACAATGAACACAACCTTTCATGTATACGATAATAATAATACTCCAGTGGGCGATTTAATCAATCTCGATGAAGAACAGTTATTTAAAAAGATAAAAGATAGAGTTAATGATTATAAGGAACTTACTATAGTTAAAGTAGAACAAGATGATATGGGAGATGCCTCATATTGACAATACATATATAACCTGTTAGAATATTAATGTCTTATTGATCATTATGGCAAAAGGATTTACAGTAAAGGCGAAAAACCCGCCTAAGAAAAATCAGGGACAGTCAGAGTTTGATTACGATAAAGCATGGGAGTTAGTTAGAGGTAAGTCTCTAGTATTCTGTATGCCTGGTCGTGGATGCTCTTTCGTATTCCTAAAGAACTTTGTTCAACTTTGTTTTGACCTAGTTCAACACGGGGTCAGCATACAGATCTCACAGGACTACAGCAGCATGGTAAACTTTGCTAGATGCAAGTGCCTCGGTGCTAATGTTCTAAGAGGACCAGACCAGATACCTTGGGATGGTAAACTTAAGTATGACTATCAGTTATGGATCGATAGTGATATCGTATTCAACACCGAGAAGTTCCTACAACTCGTTCTTATGGAGAAGGAGATTGCAGCAGGATGGTATATGACAGAAGATGGTCAGACTACTTCTGTTGCTCACTGGCTAGATGAAGACAACTTCCGTAATAACGGGGGAGTCATGAATCATGAAACTGGTGAAACCATGACTAAGAGGCGTAAACCATTCACTGTCGATTACACAGGATTCGGTTGGGTTCTTATTAAGAATGGTGTATGGGAACATGAAGAGATGAAGTATCCTTGGTTCGCTCCGAAGATGCAAGTCTTTGAATCAGGAGAGGTACAGGACATGTGCGGAGAGGATGTTTCATTCTGTCTCGATGCCCTCAATGCTGGCTTCGAGATCTGGTGCGACCCTCGTATCCGTGTAGGGCATGAAAAGCAACGAGTTATATAATATAACCATCAAGGACGGAGAGATCTATACAGGTCTCTCTGAAGAGGAGTTCATGGATAAGATGCTAGAACTCTCTCAATGTTATTATGAGACGGGTTATCCGTCTCCTGATCTTATTTCACATTCGACTTATGGCAAAACTTTACACCAGTCCGACAGGGACAACGATTCAGACAACACCTAAAAAGACTAGACAAGGGAATGGTAAGAATACCAAATTTTCCGCTACCGCCCGAAACTCGGCTCGTAAGCCCTATAGAGGACAGGGAAAATGAGTCAGGAAACTTTAGTATTCTCTATTAAAGGTAATGGTGATGTTAAAGTAGAAGTAAAAGGGGTAGAATCTAAGCAATGCCTAGATATAACTAAATCTATCGAGGATAGCTTAGGTACTGTTCTTAATAGGGAGTTTAAACCAGAGTACTATCAGTCTGTTAAAGATGTCACACTTCAGCACAATACGAACGAAGGTTAAAGAAAAGGATGCTCTTCTAGAGGCATTATTAATATTAGGATACCATGCTACTGTAGAACCAAAGGAGATGGTAGTTACTGGTAGACATGCTAAGAATCATCCTACAGTACATACAGACATACAGATAAAGGAAGATATAGGTTTTTTTCTTAATCCTACGACTATGTGTTATGAATTAGTCGCAGATAAACAGACATGGGCAGAGAGTGTACCTGTAGAGAGGTTCTTAGATAAGTTAAATCAACAGTATGCTCGTATGTTAATCCATAATAAGATAAAAAAGGAAGGATTTCAAGTTGCAGAGGAGTGGGAAATGGATGATAATAGCATAGAATTGACTGTTACACGCTGGAACTGAGAAAATGGGGTATAAATAACCCTGATATCTATTATTAATTTTAGTGGCGACCTTAAAATCTCGCTCATATAAAGATATTGACCTTTCTTTTAGACCAAATCCCGTAACTGGGGACTTAAATGTCATAAAAAATGAAAGGGCAATAGTTCGTGCTGTTAGAAATTTAGTCCAAACTGGGTTAAAAGAGAGATTTTATTCGGATGTTGGGTCTGATATTACGAATAACCTATTCGGATTCGTAGATTTCGCAACAGGAGGTGTCATTGCAACACAAGTTTTGGATCTTATAACGGTTTTTGAACCTAGAGTTACTAATGTTAAGGTTGAAGCTGACCCAAGACCTGATAATAATGCTTTTGAAGTCATAATTGCCTTTGATATTATTGGTGAACCGACTCCTACTACATCATTTTCATTTCTATTAGAAGCGACTAGGTAAAAAAATGCCCGTAACCAAGTTTACAAACTTAGATTTCGATCAAATTAAGGATCAAATTCGAGATTATCTTCGTGCTAACTCGGATTTTACTGATTTTGACTATGAAGGATCCAATATGTCGATCTTAATCGATATATTAGCGTATAATACTTACATTACGGCATTCAATAGTAACATGGTGGTTAACGAATCCTTCCTGGATTCGGCAACTTTGAGGGAAAATGTAGTTTCATTAGCAAGAAATATAGGATATGTACCCAGATCTCGTAAATCTGCTGAAGCAGTAATTAATTTTAACTTTAAATTCAACGGAAATAGTAATACTGTCACTTTAAAGAAGGGTTTAGTCTGTGTAGGTGCTCAAGATAACACATCTTTTACATTTTCTATACCAGATGATGTATCAGTACCTTCTCCAATAGATGCTGGTAGCAATATTTTAATAAATCCACCAAGAACAGCGTCATTTAATAACTTAACAGTCTATCAAGGTACTCTTTTAAAGAAAACTTTCACTGTAGATGGTAGTTTAGACCAAAGATTTATCCTACAGAACTCATATGTTGACACTAATTCGATTAGAGTGTTCGTTACGAAGTCTGGAGCGACTGCTGGACTAGAATATTCCCGTTTAGACAATATTACAGGTATAAATGAGAAGTCTAACATCTACCTTATACAAGAAGTTAAGGATGAGCAATATGAATTAATGTTCGGTGATGGATTATTTGGTAAAAAATTAGATAATGGTGATCAGATCAATGTAACATACATTATTACTGATGGAAAAGATGGTAATGATGGTAAATTCTTCTCATATAGTGGAAATGCCACAGATGATGCTGGAAATCCTATTGATGCATCTGAAACTGTAACTGTTTCAACGGTTAATCCTGCCAAAGGAGGCGGTGAGATCGAAGATATAGACTCTATTAAGTATATCGCACCTAGAATCTATTCATCGCAGTACAGGGCGGTTACAGGTAAGGATTATGAGGCAATTATACAGAGTGTATTCCCTGATGCAGAGTCTGTTTCAGTAATTGGTGGTGAAGAATTGGATCCACCTGAGTATGGTACTGTTGTATTAAGCATTAAACCTCGAAATGCAACATATTTGTCTGACTTTAGTAAATCATTAATCCTAGAAAGACTAAAAAGTTATACTATTGCTGGAATTAACCAAAGAATAGTCGATCTTAAGATTCTTTATATTGAATTAGATGTTAATGCATATTATAATCCAAATGTTTTTAGTGATATTGAAGGATTAAGAGCACAATTGACCAGATCTTTAACATTATATGGAAAATCTACTAATTTAAACGCATTTGGAGGTAGATTTAAGTATTCTGAAGCAGGAAGAATTATTGATGACACTAATAATGCGTTTACATCCAATATTACTAAGATAACACTGAGAAGAGACTTAAAACCTATCTTTAATGCCTTTACTCAGTATGAATTATGCTTCGGAAATGCATTTCATGTTAATCCAGGCGGTAAAAACATTAAAAGTACTGGATTTAAGGTTCAGGGTAACCCTAATACTCTGTATTTTGCTGATATTCCCAATGAAGACCTTAAAACAGGAGATATTGCTGTAGTTAAATTGTCTGAATTATCAGATATTGATACTTCTGTTATTATTAAATCTGCTGGTACTGTAGATTATGTAAAAGGTGAAGTTATTATCAATACTATTAATATAACTGAGACTACTCTAGGTTCTGGTCTAATTGAAATACAGGCATATCCAGAATCTAATGATGTTATTGGATTGAAGGATTTATACCTTCAATTAGACATGTCTAATAGTGCGATAAATATCGTCAGAGACACAATATCCTCAGGACAGCAAATTTCTGGTATTGGGTATAAGTCAACTTCTAGTTATTCTAACGGAACCATCATCAGATCTTAAAAACGGATGATCGAAACATATAGCCCCTTATCTTCCAGAGTTAAAGCCCACCAGGTTGTTGCGGATAATCTCCCAGAGTTCGCAATTACTGAAAATCCCCTATTAGAGGATTTTTTAAAGCAATACTACATCTCTCAAGAGCACCAAGGTGGCCCCGTAGACATTGCGGAGAATTTAGACAAATATATCAGGATTGATAACCTCACAAAAGAGGTTATACATGGTGAAGTGGCATTAGGGTCTAGTATTACCGTTGATGACACTACAATTGGTATTGGTACATGGTCTACTAAGGGATTTCCTAAAGAATGGGGTCTTTTAAAAGTAAATGATGAAATTATCACTTATAGTGGTATTACTAGTAATACATTTACTGGATGTATAAGAGGTTTTAGTGGAATAACAACCTATAAGGCAGATAATGACGCTAAAAACTTAAAATGGGAAAAAAGTGTAGCAGGAAGTCATCTTGCAGATACTAAAGTTCAAAATTTAAGTGCATTATTCTTAAAAGAGATATACACTAAGTTAAAAGCACAATATACTCCTGGATTAGAAGGTGTACCTCTTAGTCCAGAGTTAGATGTAGTCAATTTCGTAAAAGAAGCAAGAAGTTTATATGAATCTAAGGGTACTGACGAATCTTTCAAGATTTTATTTAAAGCATTATTTGGTTTAGAACCAAAAGTTAATGATCTTGAAAAATACCTCATAAAACCCTCTTATGCCAACTATTTGAGGAGACAATCTTTTGCTGTCGAGTTAATATCTGGTGATCCAGAAAAATTAGTCGGTCAAACCCTGTATCAGGACAATGAACCAGGAAATTCATTAGTAAATGAAGCTAGTGGACCTGTTTCTGAAGTTGTTCAGATTAGAGATAACTATTATCGCCTTTCAGTGTTTATTGGATATGATGATAGAGACTTAATTCAAGGTACATTCGTTGTTCCAGGTAGAACGCAAGTTGTTGGTACAGTTGGTCTTGGAGCAACTGTTCTTACAGTAGATTCTACTATAGGATTTGGTCAGACAGGTACTATTGATATTGGTGATACTACAGATGCTTTCTATCAGGTTGCAAGTTATACAGAAAAGACTGTAAACCAGTTTATAGGGATAACTACGACTACAGTTGACATACCATCTACTACTAATCTCTATACACCTACTGTAGTCTATGGTTATGAAGATAATGACCTAAGTAAAAGGGTCGATATGAGAATAACTGGAGTTTTAAAGGAATTTGACTCCAATCAGGATTTATATGGTCTAAATCCAGAATCTAGGATTAAAGTTAAGAACCTTGGAAGGTTTATTACTAACCCTAAGATCACAAAAACTTACGATCAAGTATTTTATAATTCTTGGATCTATAATACAAGTTCTAGGTATAGAGTTGAGGATTTAACTGGATCTACCTTTACTTTAGATGGATATATTGATAAATCCAGTCTAGCAGTAGGTGATAAGATTGAATTGCTTATTAGAGATCTAGAAACTGTTGTAGCGACTAATTTAGAAGTTAGTTTTGTTAATGTTACTAGTAATTCTATAAATGTATCTGGAACCTTCTCTGCACAGTATGGAATAGAGTATGATATAAGAAGAATTCAGAAAAAGGCGACTAGTAGTATAGTTCCCATCATTGGTGGTCAAAATCAGATTCTGACTGACATTGCAAATACTTATATTCTCGATAAAAACAAATCGGCAAGTGGTGTTAATGAAGCATTTGTTGCATCTAACTCATTACCATCTTATCCGATAGTTAGTGATAAGATTCATGCTGCATTAGTCAATCCTACTATATCTGGAGGAAGTTTCCAAGGATATAATACATTAACTGATAAATTTACCATTATTTCATTCCCTAATCCTGTTCCTTTTAGGACTGGTGATGAAATTGTGTATATTGCATCATCTGGTTCAGATCCTATTGCTGGATTAGAAAAAGATTCATATTTTGTCGAAGTATTATCACCAAATAACAAAATTAAGTTATATCCTTCGAGATCCTTTATACCATCAGGTATTGCAGTTGAATTTGTTCCACCAAAAACTACAGGAAATCATGATTTTGTTATAATTGAGCAAGCAAGGAGATCTATCTTCCCAGGTAGAGCATTAAAGAAATTTATCCTTAAACAGGATCTTACTGTAGGTAAACAGGTACAGACAACATCTGAACAGACTCTTTCAGGTAATACTGGAATGTTGGTTAATGGTGTTGAACTTCGTAACTATAAATCTGACAAATTTCTTTATTTTGGACCTCTAGACTCTTTAAATGTAGTTAATGCTGGTACTGGATATGATGTTTTAAATCCACCAAAACTAACTATTGAAGATAACACTACTGGAGTTAATACTGCCTTTGGTAGATTAGCTATTGGTGGTACTGTTACTGGTGTTCAAATTGATCCAGTTGAATTTGAGATTGAAAAGGTAGTTTCTGTAGATATACATGGTGGTAATGGTTTAGGTGCAAAAGCACAAGCTGTAACAGAGTTAAGTTATAGAACCTTTGAATTTAATGCAAAATCTTTTTATAATGGTGGTACTCTTGACCATGCTGATAATAATGATGGTAGATTTATATTAGATAAACCTCATTACTATAATGCTGGTGATAGAGTAATCTATAATGCTAATAATAATAGTCCAATAGGAATAGCAACTACTAATCCTGTCGGTATTGATACCTGTTTAGTAGAGGGTCAATCTTACTATATTGGTATTACTAGTGCAACAATATTTAAACTCTATAGAACTAAGGCTGATTCTATTGCTGGTGTAAACACAGTTGGATTTGGTACAACTGCTGCTTTGGCAAATACTGGTATACATGCGTTTAGAGACTTTGAGACTAAACGAAGAATTTCTCGTGTTACCATTTTAGAAGGTGGTGATGGATATACTAATAAGAGATTATCTGTAGATCCTGTTGGTGTCAGTACATTAAGGGATTATATTAAATTTGAGGATCATGGATTTAAAGATGGTGAAGTAGTTCATTATGGAATATCATCTACTGGTGGTACTGTTATTAGTGGATTAACTACAAATTCGCAATATCAAGTTTTAACCCTTGATGAGGATAGATTTAGACTATGTTATTCTGGTATTGCTACCACTAGGGTTCCTAATCCTACAAATTATAAGAATAAGGAATATGTAAGGTTTGCTAGTCATGGAACAGATTATCAGGACTTCTTCTATCCTCCAGTAACAGTAGATGTTAATGTTATTACTAAAGCAGACCAAGTAACTTTAAATGCCACACCTATTGTTCGTGGTTCTATTACAGAAACTATATTATTTGATAAAGGTCTAAACTATGGATCAGATATACTTAATTTTGAAAAAGCACCTTCTGTTGATCTTAGAAATGGTAGATTTGGTCAAATTGGTCTAACCATTATTAATGGTAGAGTTATTGACGCATTTGTACAGAGTAGAGGTGTAGATTATGATGGTCCTCCAGATATAACTGTAGTAGGAGCTGGTACTGCGTTTGGATGCAGACTTCGTGCTGTTATGGATGGAGATGGTATAGGTGATGTAATAGTATTATCTACTGGTGTTGGATATACTGCTGGTGGAACTACTGTTGCTGTTAAATCACCTGGTGATGCTGCATCTTTCTCTACAAAGGTTAGAAGACTATCTACTAACCAATATGTAACTAGTGGAACTATAAATGGTGATTATCTTGGTCCTGTAGAAGATGGATTAGCAATTGAATCTTTAGGATATGGTCAAACTGTAAGAGAATACTTTAATGATGATGGAAGTGGGCATTCTCCTATTATTGGATGGGCATATGATGGAATACCAATCTATGGTCCTTATGGTTTTGAGGATATTGATGATATCCAGTCTGGATCTAAGAGAATGGAAAGTTCTTATATCTTAGATGCTACTAGAGTATATAATAGACCATCTATAGCAACATGGCCTGCTGGATCATTTATTGATGACTATTATTATAATGATAGTGGAGATTTAGATGAGCATGGTGGTAGATTTGCTAAAACACCTGATTTTACTGATGGTGTATATGCATATTATGCTTCTGTAGACCTTAACCAAGTTCCTCAATTCCCATATTATATTGGTGATACTTATAGAGGTTTTGCAGTTACAGAAAACACTGTTACTGGTGAAAAGATCAGACAGACAACATATGATTTTGAAAATTCTAAATTAGTAAGAAATACATTCCCATATAAAATGTTTGGGGATGGTGCTAGTTATGATTTTGTATATCAACCTTATAAATTTATCTCTCAGGTTGCTACACCTAATAAACTTGATACTGGTTCAATTACTAACCTTAGAATATCCAATCCAGGAACAGGTTATACAGTTGGATCAAATATAAACTTTAATAATGATGATACTGGTGGTTCTGGAGCAAGTGCATTTGTAGAGCGTCTAACAGGTAAACCTATACGCAAATTAACTACTGAATTTATAAATTATGAAGATACTGTCTTTAAATGGGATTCAAATAAGGTTATTGGATTTGTTCAGCCTAGTCATGACTTAGAAATATTTGATAATATTGTAGTTGCTGGATTAACAACTGCGGTTGATAAATTGACTGGTAGTCATACTATTAATAACCTTAAGTATTCTACAAAACTTTTAGATGATGGATTTGTAGGTGTTGTAACAGATATTAGAGTTCAATTTATTCCAGATTCTTTATCTATTGGTTCTACAGTTGGTTTTGGTACAACAGTAGGAATTGGATCAGAAACTGCTCATCTTCTTAATTTTTATCCTGATGATGGAGTATTAAGAATTCGTAGATCAGTAGGAGTAGCTACTACTGGACAAACAGGAGTTGGTGTCTCGTATTATTCTGATAATTATGAAATTGTGATGGAGACTGATTATTTTGAGTCTGAACCACATCAAAAGATATATTTTAACCCAACTGAAGCAGTTGGATTTGGTACTACAGTAGGTCAATCTATAACTAGAGGTTATCAATACCTTGGTGTTACTAAAGATAGATCTATATTAACACAGACAATATATCTGAAAAATCATGGTCTTAAGACTAATGATACTCTTGAGTTCACCATTCCTACTGGTGGATCTAATATTTCTGTTGCTACATCAGCAATATATGCTGGTACATTTAATTTACCTTCTACTGTTTATGCAATACGCAAAACAGCAGATACTATTGGTATAAAAACTACAAAAACTTCAGAAGACCTTCATTTTATTAGTGGTGGTACTGATGCGTATGATTATCTACTAGAAAAACAGAATACACAGATTACAGGTAAGACTCAGAGAATTACTGGTAAAGTTCAGGTTACTGGCAACCATGAAATGCTAGATGGTGACGAAGTTGATCTAATAGTTAAACCTGGATTAACAACAGGTATTGGTACTACTACTTCTGTTGCTTTAAAGATTATTGATGATTATTTAATCGTTAATCCTCTTAATATTGAAGCATCTGGTATTAATACTACTACTAATAGAATTACATCAATTGGTCATGGTTTAATTACTGGTGATAGGGTATATTACTATGGAAGTAGTCTTCCAGGTGGAATATCCAGTAGAGAGTACTATACTATTAGAATTGATGATGATACTCTTGAATTAGCGAATACTTTAAAGCAAGCTACTGCTAAAAAACCTGAAGTTGTAGATATTACCTCTCAAGGTGGTTCTGGACAAACTATTAACCCCATTAATCCTCAAATTAGACCATTTAAGGATAATACGGTTAAATTTGATCTAAGTCATCCATCTATGACTGGATATGATATCAAATTCTTCTATGATAGCAATTTCTTCAATGAATTTGTTGGATCTGGTACAAGTCTTGGATTTGAGGTTGTTGGAGTAAGTACTTTAGCAACTGTTGGTATTGCATCAACTGCTATTGACTCTGAAGGTCATCCAACAGTCCAATTGAATTATTCTGACAGTACTCAGAAAATATATTACAATATTTTTGGTCCTAGTGGTTTATCAACTGCTGATAGAACTGTTATTAATGGAAATGAGATTAAATTTGTAAATAGCAGTTATAAAGGAACTTATAATATTATTTCAGTTGGAAATACTGAATTTACCTTTAATCTTAAGGCAGCTCCAGAAATATTGTCATATGATGCGGTAGATTGTGAAACTTTAGAATATACGACAAATTCTATAAATGCAACTGGTGGTATTTCTACAGTTACACTTGTAAGTGGTGGTTTTGAGTATTCTAGACTTCCAGGTATTTC